CATCAACTTCGCAAGGCGATAGGAGCACCCAATGGCATTCCGTCACGGTAAAAACGCAGTATTCAAGGTCGACAACAGCGGTGGCACCCTCACCGACATCAGCGCGTATTGCGACGAGGTCAGCCTTCCCCGCTCGATTGAGACGGGCGAGACCACGGTCTTTGGCAAGTCTGCCAAGACGTACATCGTTGGTCTCACCGATGCGACTCTTTCGGTCTCGGGCAAGTGGGACTCGACGCTCGACGCGCACCTCGCTGGCATTCTCGGCCAGGACGCAACCGTCACGTTCGAGTACGGCCCCGAAGGCTCGGCCGCAAGCCGCGTCAAGTACACGGGTGAGGCCATCCTGACCTCGTTCGAGACCTCGAGCCCCGTCGCAGACGTGGTCACGTTCTCGGCCGAGTTCCAGTGCACCGATACGATCACCCGTACCACCTTCTAATACCAACAACTAAGGAGTAACCCGTGTCCCTTCGTGACCGCATTTTTGCTTGTGACGACGCCCAGCGCCGCATTGTCAACATCCCCGAGTGGGGTGTCGACGTCGAGGTTCGTGGCATGTCGGGAGCCGCAAGGTTCCAGATCATGCAGACCACGGCAGACAATGATGGTGCGATCAACTTCACCCGCATGATTCCCGACATCATCATCGGATGCACGTTCGACCCCGAAACGGGCGAACAGGTGTTCGAGGACGGAGATCGTGACGGCCTGATGGGCAAGTCAGGCAAGGCGTTGGACCGCATCGTGGAAGTCGCTATGGAAATCAGCGGCATGACACCGAAGGCGGTAGACGCCGAGGGAAAAGACTCCTCGACAATCCAGACGAACGATTCCTCTACGAATTAGCAGAGCGGTTGGGGCGGACAGTTGGCGAACTCCTGTACGGGAGCGCCAGTTTCCGCCCCATCTCAGCCCAGGAGATAGTCACCTGGGTCGCTCTCTTCAAGTTGAGGGCGTGGGAAGAACAACAAGCGGCAAAGAAGAGGAGGTAGTCCCGTGGGACCGATCGAAGTCGTAGCGCGTCTCCGCGCCAACGCCGACGACATGGTTTCGGGCTTCCGCCGCGCCTCCTCAGCCGCCAACCAATTCCAGTCCAGCGTCTCGGGAGCAGGCACAGCCTCATCCCGAGCGTTTGGGATGATCTCGCGTTATGCGATGCTCGGCGCGGGGGCCATGCAGACCGCCGCTATGGCTGGCGCAACCATGGGTCTTCGCACCTCGATGGCCAACGAACAGGCCATCATCTCATTCAAGACCCTGCTCGGCACCCAGGAACAGGCGTCGGCCATGTTCAAGGAACTGCAGACCTTCGCAGCGACGACCCCGTTCGAGTTCCCACAGTTGCGTGACGCCGCCTCCAAACTGTTGACCACGGGCGTCGCGGCAGACCGTGTCATCCCGATTATGACCGCCCTCGGTGACTCGACCGCGGCCATGGGTACAGGCGCGGAAGGCATCCAACGCGCCGTCTATGCGTTGCAGCAGATGAACCTGGCTGGCAAGGTCACAGGCCAGGACATGATGCAGTTGGCCAACGCAGGCATTCCCGCCTGGGACGCCTTGGCATCCGCGGCAGGTATGTCGGTTGCCGAAGTCAAGAAAGCCGTCGAGAAAGGCACCCTGCAGGACGCCGTCCCGATGCTGATGTCAGGTATCGAGCAGTATTCGGGTGCCGCCATGACCCGCGTCAAAGGCATGATGGCCGAACAGTCGCAAACCCTGACGGGCATGATGTCGACCCTCAAAGACACGGTGAACATCGCGCTTGCCGACATGATGCAGCCCGCCGTCGCGGGTATCAAAGAGGCGTTGCCTGGCATTACGACCCTTATTCAGCAGACATTTGCGGGTCTTACGGGGCCCATCAACAGCATGGTGCAGACCCTCGTTACCGCGTTCAGTGCGCTGCTGCCGACAATGCAGCCAATCGTGACCGCATTCTCGGGCCTGATGGTTGCCGCGCTTACCGCCCTCGTGCCGCTGTTCGTAAAATTCGCTGAACTCATCCCGCAACTTGCCCCCGCTATCAGTGCGATGGCCCAGGTCATCACCGATCTGGCTACAGCCTTCGGACCACTAATTGTCCAACTAGCCGAGGACCTTGTCCCCATTATCAACTTGTTCGCTGAGGGCGTCTCAAAGGTCACTGGATTCCTGGCCGACCACCAGGGTGCCATCGAAGCGCTTACGCCCGTCCTGGGCGCTCTTGTCGCGGCAATGGTCGCCTACAAAACCGCGGCAGGTATCGCCGCTGGTATCGACATCGTTTCGCAGTTCGTCAAGGCAATCGGTGTGGCGCTCGGTTACACCGTCGCTGTCGAGGCGCAAACAGCAGCAACGGTCGGTGCTACTGGAGCACAAACAGCGCTCAACACGGCAATGACACTCAACCCCATCGGTGCGATCATCGCCCTTATCGCCGCCCTCGTTGCTGCTTTTGTGATTTTGTGGATGAAATTCGAGGGTTTCCGTAACTTCTGGAAAACCGTCTGGAATGGCATCGTCAAGGGCGTCGAATGGGCCGTCAACAAACTCCTCGGCGTGTGGGAGTGGTGGGTCAATAAGTTCATTGACGGCGTCAACCTGCTTATCAAGGGCTGGAACCTTATTCCGTTCAAGGAAGACATCCAAGAACTGAAGCACGTCAACTGGGAACTCGACCTGTCGGCGGCGCTGCTCTCGACGGCGGGTAAGCAAGCCGTCACCTCGGCTGGCCAATTCCGCATGTTCGAGGAGCAGATGAACAAAGTCGCCTTTGCGGCGGACAATGCGAACAAGTCCGTATCGAAGTTGGGCGGCGACCGCGGCTACGAAATGCTGCAGAAGAGTAAGCCGAAGACAACCACTGGCGGCGGTGGCGGGCTCGCCAAGGGCATGACTGAAGCCGAGAAGAAAGCCAAAAAACTCAAAGAAACCATGAAGGACCTGCGAGAGCAGATCAAGCAAACCTACGAAGACGGCATCGCCGCGGCACAACAGAAACTTCAGGAACTCAAAGACGCGCAGAACGAATACGCGCTGTCCGTGTCGTCTGGTATCACAGGCCAGGCAACCCTCGGAACCGCCTTTTCGGCCGTCACCGACGCAATCACGAAGCAACAAAACGCCTACGACCAGTTCCTCAACGTCATCGAAGACGTCATTCAGAACGCGGTGTCCTTCAGCAAGGTTCTCGAGGACCAGAAAGCCGCCACAGAGGGGCTCACAGCAGCAACAAAAAAGCAGTCCGAAGCCGAAGTCATGGTTGCCGAGGCACAAGCCGAGGTTGATGCGATCACCCGCAAACTCAACGCCACCCGCAACCGCGGTCGCCGCCTCGAATACCAAAAAGAACTCATTGAGGCCAACAAGAAACTCACTGACGCCGAGACAGAACTCGGGACAGCAACCAAGGGCGTGTCGACCGCCCAGGAACAGGCCGACAAGGTCGGTTCAGGGTTCGTTTCGGGCCTCGAAAAGCAGGTCCGTGCCGCTCAAGCATTCGCCCAGCAACTCGCAGACCTCAAGAAACTTGGCCTCGATGAGGCCGCGATGCGACAGGTGCTGAGTGCTGGCGCAGAGGCTGGCGGCAAGATCGCCACAGAACTCCTGGCTGGTGGTGTAGAAACCATCAACAAAACGAACACCTTGGTCAAAGAACTTGACAAGACCGCAAAAGAGTCGTCGTCAGCCCTGGCAGGCGAGTATTACAAAGTCGGCCAGTTGACCGCGGGGGCTTTGCTCGATGCGATGGAAGGCCAAACGGGCCGCGCCATTGGTTTTGCGGACAAGATCAAAACCCTCGTCCAGATGGGCCTCAGCAAAGAGAACATCGCCACGGTGCTCAATGCTGGCGTTGTCGCGGGCTACGACATCGCCGATGCCCTTATCAAGGGCGGCGAGGGAACGGTCGCTAAAGCCAACCTGCTGCAGGACAACCTGAAAACTGCCGCGGACGCTGCAGGTCGAGAAGCAGGAAAAAAGTATTACGACCTTGGTGTCACCCTGGCAACACAGATCGTCAATGGTCTTATCGAAGAGTGGAATCGTGTCAAGCCCACGTTGCCGAACATGACACTGCCAGAACTGCAGAAAACCCTGACAGATGCTCAGAAAAGTGTCGATTCCGCTGTCAAAAGTATCGAAAACATCAGCGCCCCGCCAAATATTGTCGACTCGACGCCGACGCCCACCCCAGCGGCTGCGGCTATGCCCGAGTATGTC